GAAAAGGCAGAATATGCCACACCTGAAACAGTATTGATTGATGATACCGAAGATGTGATAAGGTATTTCAACCAAGCTGATGGTATAGGTATACTTCATAAAGATGTAAAAGAAACATTAAAAAAGCTTGACTCGCTACTAAATAAATGATATAATATGTTATTGTGGATAAGTCGTTTAATATACCGTTAATACTCCGTTTATACGAAAGGAAATACTATGAGTAGTTTTGCAAACCTAAAGCGCAATCGTTCTGATTTCGCTAAACTCACCAAAGCAGTTGAACAAACAACACAAACTTCTGAAGGTGGTTCTAAAGACGATACCCGTTTTTGGCAGCCTGAAGTAGATAAAGCTGGCAACGGCATGGCAGTTATTCGTTTTCTCCCGGCACCACAGGCCGATGGTGAAGATGCTCTGCCATGGGTTCGTGTGTTTTCACATGGATTTCAGGGACCGGGCGGTTGGTTGATTGATAATTGCTTGACAACTCTGAATGAGAAATGTCCAGTTTGTGAGCATAACAATACATTATGGAATTCTGGCATTGAAGCAAACAAAGATATTGCACGAAAGCAAAAGCGTAAACTATCTTATGTTGCTAATATCCTTGTGGTTTCTGACCCAGCAAACAAATCAAATGAAGGCGAAATTAAGCTTTTCAAATTTGGTAAAAAGATTTTTGATAAGATTACAGAGGCTATGAATCCTGAATTTGCTGATGAAACTCCTATCAATCCTTTTGATATGTGGGAAGGTGCTAACTTTAAGTTGAAAATTCGTAATGTTGAGGGTTATCGTAATTATGATAAATCAGAGTTTGCTGAGAAGTCGGCACTCTTTGACGGTGATGATGAGAAACTTGAAGAACTGTGGAAAAAAGAATTTGGTCTGAAAGAATTCTTGGAGCGTAAGAACTTCAAATCCTATGACCAGTTGAAACAAAGATTGGATAAAGCGTTAGGTTTTGACGGCGCTGCACCTGCACCTAAATCTAAAGCAGCTGATACTGTTGCTGAAGCTGACACATCTATCATTGACAAATCTGTTGGTGAAGATGATGAAGATTTGGATTATTTTAAATCCCTTGCGGAATCTAACTGATTCTTAACCCATGCCATGCAAGTGCTACCCCGGCCTAGTGCCGGGGTTTTTTATGCCCTTGCGGTTGCTAAAGAATTACCAGTATCTTTCTTTTTAGCTGCAGCAACCTGAGTGTTGTTTACGACAGTCGTATTATTTGTTGGTGCATTAACAATCACAGGAGTTTGTGGCTTTTGTTGTTCTCTTTGGCCTTGTGCAACGGATGCTGACGATGAAGCCATACCGCCGCCACTTGGTGCAGATGAAGCAGCACCAACTTGTGTAATTTTTGGATCATTCAAATATTCTTGAAAGTGTTTTGCTCGGTCTTCCAACCCAATGAATCCGCCGTTTACAAATTTTGTGACCTTTTTAATATCAGTCCAATCACCTTTGTAACCCATCATGTATTTAATTGCAGTATCAGCGGCCGCTTCAGGTTTTGATACATCATCAGGATTACTTGCATATCCAAACTTCGTGTAATTTTGTTTACCTGTTAACTGAATAAATCCACGACCACGATACATGAATCCTTCACCGCCGCCCTCTGGCGCATTACCCATTCTCCCAGCATAAAGTCGTTCAGCAACCTTTTGTGGGCCGCCAGCTGCAACAGCTTCAGCATCTTCTGGACCTGAGAATTTCTTTGGGAACAATTTCATTAGTGTTCCTGCTTTATAATTTAAATTTTCACTCAACATAGTAAAGTTACCAGATTCATGGCCTACCTGAGCCATAATTGCAGCACGAGCATTTGGATCTGTTATCTTTGCATCATCCATTGCTTTCAGCATAGCTTTCTTACCACTATCTGAACCAAGTTTTGCTGGCTTTGTTTCCGCTGATGATGGTGGCTTAGCCGCAGGACTTGGTGCAGATGGTGCAGCTGCTTTTGGTGTTGGCTTTGGTGCAGCGGCTGAAGGTGTAGGTGCTGGCGGTGGTGCGGCAGGAGCTGGGCCAGGAACAATTAATGAATCAGGAGAAGGTGCAACTTCAATTGGCCCACCTTTCTTTGATTCTGCTTCACGCTTCATTGTCTCCGTTTTTGGCGGTAAACCTAAACGAGCACGAACAATCTCATCATCACCAGTATATTGTTTCTCTTTCTCTAACTTTTTAACACGCTCAGTTTCTGTTGCCTCTGCTTGTTGTCTTTCTAATTTTTTTCTTTCAGCACTATCATCAACTGGTGCCGGTTCTTTTCCTTTTTTTGGAATACCAAGTTTATCTTTTACCCAATCAGGTAACATATCAATGAGGCCATTAACCTTATTCATAAAACCATCATATAAATTTTTTATTGTTTGTATAGGTGAAGTGATTAAATCTTTCCATATATTAAAATAACCAACAAAAAATTCACCAATTTTTTTAAAGAAACCTACATATACATCAATAATTGGTTGAATAAACTCCATTACTTTATCAATAATTGGTTGAATTGATTCACTAAACCATTCTTTAATTCCGTCAACAAATTCTCCCATCTTTGTTTTTATGGCATCCCAAAGGCCTGTTGCCCACTCAACAAAAGTGTCTTTGAAGGCAACGAATACAACACCAACAATCGCAGCTAAACCAAGATATTTCAATACTGATTTAAGTATTTTATTTTTAGAAAAAGATTCTTTAAGTTTTTTGACACGATTGACTCCTGGCATTAAAGATGGTTTTTTCTTTTCGTCTTTGCCAGCTTCAACATCTAATTTTTTAGCACGCTCGCCCTCTTTGAGAAATTGAGCATCCGCACCTTTTGCCGGTTCACCACCCTCTAATTTGACCAATCGTTGAATGTTCTGTCTTGCTACATTTAAATCACGAGCAAAACCAGGCAAAGACATAAAGTTTTTGCCAATAATCTTTAGAAGTGTGTTTGGATTTTCTTTGACAACTTTCTGTGTTTTAGTTACACCAAGAACTTTGTCTTTTAAAGAACCGCCGAGGATACCTGCTATATCTGCCATCTTATGTTCTCATTAGCATATTTGCTAAATCAGAATTATATACATCTGCTGTTGGAGGTTTTGACCCACCGCCACCACCAACTTGATTGTTTGTTGTTGGTGAATTTACAACAGAACCTTGGTCTGCCGCAGATTCCATTCTCTGACCCTCTGCTACCTGCGAAGAAGTTTGTGACATTTCGGTACCTGATGGAGAAGAACCTCCAGAGGCTTCAGCTGTAGCACCACCAGCGCCAGTTCCACCACCACCGCCACCGCCAGAAACTCCTGAAGCCGGAGCAGCTGCGCCGCCACCGCCACCACCAGATTCTACCGCAGGAGATGGACCACTTGATGTTGTTACTGCACCTTTACTAGATTTTTTAAGCGCATCAATTTGTCTTTGAAATTCAGCATTTGCTTTTTCCATTGCCGGTCTTTCCGACTTTTCCATATATTCTTTATAATCATCTTCTATTTCTTTGACTTTATCTGGCTGGTCTGGATATCTTCTTTTTAAAGAAGCAACATGACGATCTGCAGCTTCTTGTCTTTTTGCAAATGCTTTTTTATTACCTTCAATATAACCTTCTAATTGTTTAATCTTATCAGAATCAGACATTTCAGCTGCAGGTGTTGGAGCAGTTGATACAGGAGCAGACGGAGTAGCAGCTGTTGGTGGCGCAGGTGCTTCTAAAGGAACACCAAGTGCTTTTGATGCTTCTCCTGTTAGTTTTTTGTTTAGTTCATAGTTGCGCTGAGCTTGATCTAGTGGTATACCTTCTTTTGTTGTTGGTGTAGGCGATGTTGGTGTTGCTGCAGGTTCTGGATATTTTTTAGAAAACTCTTGTGCTTTACCAAACAATCCTTGAATATCACCTTTTTGAGCTGCGCCAAAAATACCGCCAAGGTCTGAGGCTTTTTCGTCTGATGCACCAGAAGCTTTTGCGGCACCGCTAGCAAATTTAGAAGCGTCAGGCATTTCTGGTTTTATTTTTGCTATTTCTTTTGGACCCTCATCTTCTGTTTTAATACCAAAGAGACCTTTAAAGAAATCTTTAATACCATTAAAAATATTTGATATCGTATCTGTTATTGGAGAAAAGAAATTAGAAATAGATTCAAATAAACTTTTAAGTGTATCTTCACCAAAAATACCAAAGGTTACAAACTTAAGCATACCGCCAAGACCAGCAACAATTGCATCACTAAAACTTCCTGTTTCTTGGTATCTTTTGAAACCATCCATAATGCCACTAAACAATGTTCCAATAATTGCAAGTGGAAGAAAAACTTTACTAAACACTTTCATTAACATCTTTGGATTGAATAGTGATTTGATTGCATCCATAAAACCACCACTAAACATTCCAATAATTGAATCTAACAGACCACCTTCTTTTTCTTTTGGTGCTCCTGTTGGTGATGGTTTACCACCAACTTTTAATTTTTGTGCTTCTAGTGCTTTTTCACGCTCATCTTCTTTGAGAAAATAAGCATCAGCTGCACCTCTGGATTTACCGCCTTTTAACTTTACTAATTTAACAACATTTTGACGAAGAACATTCATATCTCTGGCCATACCTGGCAAAGACATAGAATTTTTCGCTATGATTTTAAGGAATGTTGCGCCTTCTGAAGAAAACCCGCCCTCGCCTTCAGCACCACCAATCTTTGATGGTTCTTTTTCTTTTCCAGGTTTCTTTTTGACACCTAATTTACCACGAATGTAAGCAGAGAGAATGTCATCACCACCGACCATGGTTCTAACGATACGCTCTTTTCCAAATGACCTAGAAATGTCTTTTCCAGCACCAGAATAAGTTTCTTTGGCTGCACCAGCAAAACCTTTACCGCCTTCTAGTGATGATAGATATCTACTTGCTAAATCTGCCATTATCGTTTTCTACTTGCTTTCTGTAATTCTAGCCGTTCTTTTTCTTCTTGTAAAAACTTCACTAGCAGAGATACATAAATGTTTCTCTCCCAAGGTATCATATTTTCCAATTCAGTCAAACTATACTTGTGATGTTGCATCATAGCAAAGTTTGTTTCATAGTAATTCTTCAGAGTATCATAACGAAATATTAGACGAAAAAACTTTGCATACCCTTTATAGTGATATCTTCTTCATATGAACACTTAGGACATTTGAAGTGAACATCTTTTTTAATTTCAGGCATTGTATCAAAGAATTCCTTAAACTTCTCTAAATCTTTTTGTTGCAAACTGTCAACAAATTCTTCCAATTCTTCTTTGGTAGAATCTTTGGAATAATAAATTTGGTCTTTATCGTAAATGTAATCAATACAGTCAACAAGAATACGAATCATAACTTCATTTTCATTTAACTTCTCATACTTCTGAATCATATCAAAAGTAGGATATTTAAAACAAATACCAAGATTTTCTGTCAGTTGAATCTTGTTTTTATGATCTGGATTCTTTGTTGGTTGAATCTCCAAAATGTTTAGGTCAAATTCTACAACACCACTACATTTCTTATCTTCTTCTAAAACATTGTTGCATTTATAACGAAGATTGACCACTTCTTCTACTGACCTTGCCCGAAGATTCATAAACAAATATTCTAGGTCAAAAGTAGGCAAATTATCAATGTCAACTTCATCAAGCACACAATTCTTTAGCACTTGGCGAATGACACTAATCATTTCATTTGGATCTTCTGATTCAGAAGCCATCAAAAACAATTTCTGTTCTTTCACCAAAAATGGGCGAAAACGAACAGGTTTTCCCGTTGAAATTAAATTAACGGAATGGATTGGAACATCTAACTTTGGTAACATAATAACCTCGCTTAGTTAATTAAAATGCACGACCAATTGGTAATGCTCTTGCTGCTGCGGTACCAAACAAAGCGGTAGCCGCAGAAGCTAAATCATATGACCCATCATATACAGGTCTATATCTTTGATACGCAAATTGAATTGAAAGGCGATGAAAACCTTCTTCACCCCAACTCAAAGCTTGTGGTGCTATTCCAATTGGAAAAGCATCCAGTAATTCTACTGCAAAAATTTTACGAATGAATTCATCATACTGAATAATTTTAATGTTTGTTAGATAGCGTGAGTTTGCACCTTTTGGAAAACGAACATTATTTGTATCAGACGGATGAATACATTCCATCCAGCGTTCAAAAAGTTTACGCTCATAGAAATCATTGGTACACAGAAATGTTAATGATGTGTCGCCATATTGTGTCTGATATGGCACCTTAAAAGTAGGACCATAAATTTTTACATCAGCCGTTGCTGTTGTTCTGCCTGGCAACTCTGCACTTTCACATTGAAGTGCTAAGTACCTTGATGTAGAAGAATTGGATGTTTTTGAATATTCGTCTGCATCGCCTTGGCGGCCAAACGCTGAACCAATGGCATCTGACACATCACTAAAAATAGAATTTGGAAAATTCAATATTTTCTCAATGATGGAGTTACCAATGAATTGATTTACATATGGCGGTATTGGTAATATGACTTCAAACCTACATGGTTTTGCAAGCCCATCTTTACCACGAATGTTTGATAAGAATAGATTTGGTGAAAAAGACATTTAGAATTTCTTTCGGGAGTCGGAGTAAACTTTACTTTCAGAAGCGTTTACAAAAGTTTCCATTGGTAATAATGCTGCAATATCCCACTCATCAGCAGATATCTCTAAAAAACGAGATGTAACTTGGCTATAAAGATATCTCTTGATGCATGGCATAGCCTCAAACGCTGTTGATGCTCTTGTTAAATAATCATAACTGATTCGTAACTTTGTTTTTTCATCAAAGCTTTTGTTTGATGCGGTTTCACTTAACTTATCCAGTAATATGATTCGTTGCCTTGGGTGAATGTAATGTAAATTCAACCCTAAGAAACCGTCTGAGTATTGGTCTATTGGTATTACCAATGGGAACCTGTCGTAATATGGCATTGAATCTTTAGTCTTTGGATCATAGTAGTAAAAATACATCTTGCCAATAATGGTCTTATTTTTTAACCTTACTCTATCCCGCATCAATGCAGCAGGCGAAGGGTTCAACGAATCAACTTTTGAACGAAGCCAAGCTCGTGCTTTATTTGTGCGAGGAGCTAAGCCCTCTTTAGCGAGAGATTGATTTATGCGGTCAACAAGATAAGCCATTGGGCTATTTATCTCAAAGTTTAAGCCCTAATTCGTTTTCTGTAATTAGCATGAATTTCCACCCATGTTCTTTACAAAAAAGATCAGCTGCACGCCATTTCTCTTGGTTTACCGCATATGTGGCAACCTCCTGTAGAAACTTTTGTGTTCTACGCTTTTGTGTTGGAAGTTGAGTTTGTTTGAATGGTTTAACCTCCATGACCACGGTTACTTCTCCATTTGGCTGACGAATCTTTGCGATAAAATCAGGGAAATAACGATGCACCTTTTGGTCAACGGGAGATTTATAGGGTATAAAAAGTTCTTCAGATGCCCACCAGATGACTTTTGGCTGCTCATCTAAGTATTTCATTACACGAAGTTCCCATGACGACCGATAGACGATGTTTGTGGCATCACCTTTATATTTTTGTGGGTTGTGTGGAGTAAACCATCCTTTATATGACATAAATACTATCTATCTCTTTTAGGATACTCATATGCCTTTATTTGGCCTCGGCGACATACAATTTAACAAGGGTGCTTCAGTAAGAAAAGGTCCTCTTGGTGCATT